CAGAGTAGTAACTGCCTGTGAAAGGCATGCTCTGATTCTCGGGCACCTCGCACGAGTTCGACTTATGAACGGCCTCAAGAGATATTCGAAGACACGTCAAGTGCTCAGTGGAAACCCAGCCGAAGCTGTTCAGTCTTTGGTAGGTGGTTGTGGCGACGTGGTGTCGTCTGATCTGAGAGCGGCCAGTGACCTCGTCCCCCACGACGTTGCGCAAGCAATGGTCGAAGGGTTTGAGGAATCTGGGCGCTTCCTGCCTTGTGAGCTCCAGGGCCTGCGTTTATGCACAGGCCCCCAGGAACTCACTTGGCCGGATGGGTCAGTCGGAATCACGCGCAGAGGTATCTTAATGGGCTTGCCCACTACATGGGCCCTCCTCTGCATCTACCACGGCTACTGCGCAAGCAGAGCCGAGGCAGTTCGCCCACCAACGCAGCCTGGCCAACGTCGTACGTGCAGGTCACTCATCTGTGGCGACGACCTTATCGGAGTGTTCCGTAAGGACGAACGTCGCGCATATGAGTCTGCCCTGACGTCGACGGGGGCTGAGCTATCGAAGACTAAACATTTCGTTTCGAAAAACCGAGGTGTGTTCTTAGAAGAGTTGTGGGAGTTCCGTGGGAAATCTCATGTTGAGAAAAGTGGTATACCGATCTACAGGGTCTTAATCAAACCCCGCAGATGCGGTAAGGGGCGTCCTCTGCGTTTACGCATAAACGTGAACGTTGAGGAAGTCTTTAGCATCGTTGCAGCCACACGCCACTCATTCGTGAACGTCAAAGGGTTGCTGTACGCTAGACCGTCCTGGTCTAGGCTCACAGCGGCGCCCTCTGACGCTCCCGAGTGGTGGGGTGCGGCCGTCACTGAATCGAGTTACTTGGACAAGTACCCGGTTCGCAACGTCGCCGCGGCAGCCCGTACTGTTCGGCCTGGTCTACCCAGACTATTCGAACAACACGGGATACCCCCTTATTTACCACGTTCTCTTGGCGGCGCGGGCTTGGCCCGCTACTGCCAGAAACATAAGGTAGCCCCCGGACATCTACGTTCAATTGCGTCCATGATATATGGGCAGAACCCGGAGTCCCTCGTGACATACGAGAGGCTCTGGACGGATATGGTCCCTGGTCACTGGAAACAGATGGCCCTAGCGGACACACTTAACGATCAGTGGTCTACCATTGGTGACACTTTCCGTTATGTTGTGAAGGGGGCACTTGGCCCTCAGGATTGGGTCAATCTCGGTGATCCCGAGAAGGTCAGGGTCGGCGTCTCCACGCTGATGGCTGTTTCACACAGCCAGATGCTTGGAGCCGAACCTGACTCCCAGTCTTACCCATCACTCGGCGAGTTCGCGCGTCGTGTGGCTGAGGCCAGAAGGACTCTCACATCCATGTGGAAGTCTGCGAAGCCTATATCCTTAGAACGTATTGATGAACATGTCGCGAAGTTCATGGAACTCAGAAGCTCGTTGGAGCTCTGGGTACCTGAATTTCTCTCACGTGTTCCCTACTCTTCTGAAAATTACACTGGTCCTTCCGAAGGTATCTCAGTTCATGAGTACCTTGCGGAACATCCTAATTCTCTCTTTCTCCG